TGCGTTTTGAACTGCCATTTTATGTTAGTTTTTAATTATTAAACAATCGAAAATTACGTTTTTGTAGAATTTCTCAGCCGACTTGAAGTATTCATCATCGAGTCCTTCGAATCTGAACTTTGCCGTATAAGATACACCATCTTCGGTGTAAGTTGTTGTTGTTAAATCTAAAGCTTCTACTACTGCCTTAGATTGATTATATGTAGTTATATAGCTATCAGCAAAACAAGCTATTCGTATCGACACGTTGCAAGAGTTTAACGAACTGCCTTTAGACATAAAGTTACTTACGTTCATTATTTCATAAGTCGTAGCAGGGTAGTTCGTTCCTTGCGGAATGATTACAGGAAACACTTTATGTGAACCATTAGCGGTTATGAAATTTACATAACCACTTAGAATCGAAACTACTTTTTTACCTATTACTTGAAACATACTACTTTAATCCAACTTCTCTAATTAACTTGTCAAGCATTTTGCTTATATCTCTCTGAGCTGTACTAGCCATTTGAGAACCTTTCTTTTTTGCTACCTCACTAGGGTAATCGTGCATAGGTTCAATTCGACCTACGGATTTACCGCTTTTGTGAAATCTCTCCTTAGTACCAGCAATTAACATTGCAGCTAAGTTTTTACTCTTTTTACCATCAACCCAAGTTGGGTTTAATTTCTTTAAATTAACACCTACATAAATACTTGGAAATCGAGTATGTTTAGCCGTTTTTAATCCAATAGAATCTGCTATGGATTTACCTTGAACTTTCGTCTGAGTACTTGCATCGTAGCGAACACCTGGAGTCTTAGTCTTTGTCATGAACTTATAGTTGTTCTTTAAAGCTTTCTTAGCTATCTCAGCAGCAGGTCGTAACGCTTTGTTTACAAGTGACCTTGATTCTTTGGTAGTCTTTCCTAATCGCTTTAAAGCCCTTTTAACCTTCTTAATGCCTTCGACTTCTATTCTATGTGAACTCTGTTTAGCCATAATGAATTTAAACTATAGATTCAGTTGGTAAATCTTGCTTTACAAATATCTCAATGAACTCTTTTCTAGGGTCAATAACGAACCCTATAATATCGTAAGTTTCACTTGTACTAACTTCCTCTAAAACCCAATTTGATTTTATCGTAGCAGTTTCAGATGAATACCTTATTGTATAAACGAACCTCGAATATGATTGAAGTTCTTTTCCTTCAAACTTCTCCTTAACGTCTCTAAGCGACTTTACATTCTTATTAGCCCAAACTGTCGTGTGAGTTGAATAAGACTCTGCTCGTCCTCCGAAACTATCCTCAGTTGAGCTTATTGATTTTAATCGTATTCTTTGATTAAATTCACCTGCCGTTACTTTGCTTATGAACGCTGCCATTTAGTAGTAGCATTTATAAGGTTGTAATAAAATCTCAGATGTCATAGGGAAAGTTCGTTTCCTATCCTCTCTGAAATAATACATATCGGCTACAATTAATTTAATCGCTTGTTTTATCGCTTCGGGTATATCCGTACTAGCAGACCCAATTCCTGTACTAAAGTTAAACCAAAATACATTTGATTTGTCCGATTTTAAAGTAACGGAAGGAAAGTCAGAATTTAAATATACTATCGAAGGATTAGAAGCAGCGTCTATATGAGTTTTAGTTGAAAAGAATTGTGAATCAGTATCGTTGTCTATCCAATTAACTGGATTAACACTATCTAAAGTACAATCTGGATAAACTAAAGAAGCTACACTTGTTACACTATCAAAGTACAATTTGTACTCGTGTGTAATGAAGTGACGACCACAAAAGTTTTCAGCCATTTCAGTCGCAGCATCTATATATAAACCAAGTAAAGTATCTTCGTCCGATGTGTCTATTCTAAGGTGTGACTTTACATCAGCGACCGAAACAACCTTTGTAGTTGGATTGGTAACTAAAACTAAATCGCCTTGTAAATCTGGGTTCAGATACATAAATTGGTTTTATAAGAGGTAATAAATGGGAAAGCTCTTTTTAAAGAACCTTCCCCTTTTATTTATTTAATTAACTAGGCTGTTAAAGAAGTTGCTTTAACGAACGCACCTGGTTGAGATAATCCCCAATCAATGTATTGGTTAATCACTAATTTCACTTCACCATGTCCTGCTCTAGAGTATGGGTCAACCGTAATGTCTAATCCTCCGAACATTCCGATAAATAATTTAGAGAAATCTCCGAAGATAAAATCAGCAGAAGCAGTACCATCACTTGTACAACCAGTCGTGTAGAAAGTTGGATAACCATTAACTAAGTTTCCTTGTGAACCTACAGTTACAGCAGCTACTTGTGCAGAACGCTTTAAATCTTTCATTAATTTAGGGTTAGCTACATAAGCTAAGTTTCCAGAAAGACCTTCGTTATTTGCTAACGCTGACTCAGCTAAACCGAAATCGTCAAAGATAGATGCGTTTGGAGTATAAGAGTTCTCAGTAATAGTAAGTACGTTAGAAGTAGCACCAATAGAAGCTGGAGCATTACTTATACTACCAGTAGAAAAAATAGCTTCATCAATTGCGTGTCCTGTAGCACGACCTAAATCTTCAACTACGGCAGCTTGAACACCAGCACCATTTTGCATCAATAATTGCTTAGATATATTTACTCTAGAAGTTATTCTAATAGGAGATAAATCTAATTTACCGAAGTTAGCACCACCATCGGCAGCTTCATTAACCTCACCAGTAGCCCAAGCTACAGATTGTTTAGCTGTAATAGGTAAACGAGTATCAGCAGAAAGTCCCGTAAGGATGTTAGCTCCTACACGATTAAATACAGATGCTTCTCTTAAAGCTTCTTGGAATCCTAATACTTGAACAGGAGCAATAGCAGATGTTCCCTGAGTTACATCAGCACGTTGTTCTAGTAATCTAGATGGAATACCTACTCCCTCAATAATTCGACCAGTCGCTCTAGCTTCTAATACAGCTTCATCGTGTAACTCTTTTTCAAGACCATCCAATGTACCATCCATTAAGCCTTTAATAGCTTTAAATAAAGAGTAACCTCTTTTTTCTTCTTTTTTCACTTTTTCTTCGGTTTTAGGTTTAAGTGCCATTTCAGCATTCAAAGACTCTTGACGTTCAACCGTTTCAATGTCTTTCTTTAATTTATCAATAAGATTCATTTTACCATCGTAAGAAACTTGTTCAGCTTCGGTAAAATCTCTTTTTTCCGTTTTACACAATTCTAACATTACGTTAGCGTCTGAAATGCTTGTTGCACGTTCTTGACGTAATTCTACAGAGTTTTTCATTTTCTTTTAAAATTTACTTTTCAGTTTTAATTCGTTATGTAAGTGATTGATTTTTCTAAGTGTATCAGCACTATCGCTTTTCGCCCTTGCTTCTAATTCACTAGAATCGACTTTCATCTTATCTATTGACCTTAAAGCTACTTTAGTATCGGAATAAGCCCCAGTACCAACTATTGAAACATCGTATAATCTTCCGATTTTAGTAATGTTTCGTTTATATACATCACCTTCCTCTACCCAATTATCTTCCTCTACCGTAAAAGCAAATGAAGATTCATAAAGTAGACCTCTACGCATCAATTCTGCGACATCTCGACCTGTAGAAGTGTCTGGTAATGTACCATCGTATTTTAAGCCTCGTTCGTCAATCGAAAGCTTTAATGTACCACCTTGGTTTCTATCCAAAATAGCGTTTGTATCGTGATTGTAAGTTAAGATTACGTTGTCATCCAAACGTCCATCTAAAGCACCTCTAGAAATAGTTTCGAAAAAACCTAAATCTCTTGATTCGTGTTCGAATAATGAAGCGTAACCACTTACTTTTATTTCTCCTGAGCTTTCATCCATCCGAACCTCACAGTCTTTTGAATAAACCCTAATTTCTTTATTTTTCATCTTTATCGTCTTTGTTTTCGTTTAGGTCTTGTCTTGAATTAGCTTCCCCTAATCTGTCGATAGGCATCATATTAGATTGCATATAGAAATCTTCAGAAGCTCCACCGATACTATTTAAGTCCTCTAGTTTACGAACCTCGTCTGGCGACATTACTCCGATATTAACTAAGGTTCTATAGTAATCTGCTCTAGCCTTAGAATCTCCTCTAAGTATAGCCGTTAGATTGAATTTAAAATATTCTTTGCCTCTCTTATTAAACGGAATAAGTTTAGAGTTTAATTCCGACTCGATACGTTTAATCCATGGTGTGATTGTATGCACGACAAAATCTATTTGCTGTGCTTCAATATTCGAATATGTTGCGTTTGAAAGGTCGTTTACGAGGTGGTTAGGCACTCTGAATATACGGCAAATATCGCTAATTTGATATTGCCTAGATTCTAGGAATTGTGCTTGGTTGTTTGGAATAGACCTAGCTTGGAACTCCATTCCTTCTTCTAAAATTGCCGTTTTACCTGCGTTCTCAGCACCAGAGTATTTAGTACCCCAAGACTCTCTAAGTCGTTTAGCCGTTTCAGGTTTAAGTGTTCCAGGATGTTTAAGAATACCACCTATTGCAGCTCCGTTCTTAAAGAATGAACCAGCGTGTTTATCTAAAGCGATTGCGATTCCAAGAGTTTCAGCAGCAGTAACTATAGGCGATTTACCTACAACTCCATCAAATGAAAGACCTTTAACGTGTATCATGTCGATAGATTCTATCTTTCCTTGAATCGGATAAGTATCATCTCTATCTGTAACGTAGTAGTACACTCCACGACCCTTTGGGGCTATGAAAATATCTACATCATCACATTTAATTGGGTGTAGTCCGATAGGTAAACCTCCTGCGTTACGCTCAATGTAAGCGTAGAAATTACCATCCATAGACAAATCCACTAGAATACGCTCAAAAAACATAAATGAGTTGAATAGTGGCGAAGGTTGCTCTCCCACAAGAGTATTCAAAGGACTATCGGACTTTATCGTCTTTCTATTACTAGAATCTTTTTCGTAAAGTGAGATAGGAAGTGAAGCTATTGTTTCGGATAGTACTCTTACGCACGACCAAACAGCAGCTACTCGGATAGCTTGTTCTTTAGAAACGACTTGTCCAGATGCAGAACCAAGATAACTACCTACAATCGTTTGACCATAAATATCTCTATCCTCTACTTCGTTAGTGAAATCTTTCTTTCTATTTAAAAAATCAAATAATCCCAATTCAAGATAGGTTTAATGAATACTCGCTATATAAGCAAATAGTAAAAAGTGCTATTATGTGAACCAAATTATACGTCTTTTTTTAATGTTTCGTATGACTTAGATAGTACTTTGTGGACGTACCTAGGGCTAACACTCTTTAATGTAGCTATTTCTTTTATCTTTAATCCGTACTCAAATCGAAGATAAATGATAGTTTTAGCCATATCGTTTGTTAAATTCATCGCTTTATACCAAATTTCATCTAATGTAAAGTCGTATTCTTCTCGATTAAGTATCGAAACAGACTCTCTAAGGCGATAAGTATTGTGAAATGGACTCGTGTTAGATAAAACTTGATTCGTTACGATACGAGCCACATAAAAGCTAAACGTGTTTGTTTCGAATACAGTTTGTATCGTTTCCTTAGATTGATTCAATAAAATTAAAGATACGTCCTGAACCAAATCGTCTATTAAATGCGAGTCGTTATTGCTAATCAAAACGTTAGAGCAAATTTCCCTTATAGTAGTTTGCTCTAGTTCGATTATTTCGTTTTTAGATAAAGAATATCTCTTTGTCATCATAAGCTGAGTTTCCTCCGTTTTTGTTTTGCATCGCTTCGGATAGTGCCATTATACAACTAACCACACCATCAATCTTTTCGTTTGATTTCGCCTTATTCGGCTTGACGTTTCCAGCAGGGTCAAAGGTAAGTACTACGTTAGACATCATCCATCTAAGTACAGGTTGACCACCATGTCGTAGCTTTCCGCTAAGTGCTAAAGTTTCAAATTGTTTTGTAGCAGGTGACATCGTTTTATAACCTTGACCTACAGGTATCATTGGACAACCTTCCTCAGTTAAATCAATTACAATCTGAGAAGCGTTCCACCTATCGTAAGCTATCATACGAATATCGTATAATTCACTTAAATCCCTTATTTTTTGTTTAATGTAGTTGTAATCACAAACATCGCCTGGAGTTAGTTCGACTAAACCCTCTCTAGCCCATTTAGAATAGTTTACCTTATCTCGCTCACTTCGTTTGTGTGCGTTTTCTTCGGGTATAAACGAGT